GAAGTGCTGTATCAGGAATTATATAATTAGGAGAATTATAATATGGCTTTACCAAAACTGAATAGTGTCAGTTATCAAACAACTATTCCTTCAACAGGTCAAAAGGTTGCATTTAGACCTTACCTTGTGAAAGAAGAAAAGGTATTAATGATGGCACTAGAGTCCAACGATCAGAAACAGATTGTAAGGGCTACAAAAGAAATGATATCATCTTGTATTTTGGATGAGATTAATGTAAATAGTCTGGCCACATTTGATATAGAAAGTTTATTCTTGGATCTCAGATCAAAATCTGTAGGAGAATCAATCGGTCTTAAAGTTAAATGTGATCATTGTGAAACACAAAATGACGTGACTGTAAATTTTGATGATATTACGGTAGATGTACCAGAAGAAAATAATGTTATCATGCTTACGGATTCTGTAGGGGTCGAAATGAGGTATCCATCTTTTGATGATATATCAAATATTGATCCAGATAAAGACCAAAGCATTGAATCAGCATTTGATATTATCATGAAATGTATCGTAAGTGTATTTGACGACGATGGTGTTTATACTGCAAAGAACGAAGGACCAAAACAAATGAAAGAGTTTATTGAATCATTAAATACTCAACAATTTCAAAAAGTTTCTGGTTTCTTTGAAAATATGCCAGCATTGAAATCGGTAATATCATTTAAGTGTACGAATTGTAGTACAGAAAATGAAACTGAGTTAAGAGGACTACAAAGTTTTTTTACGTAGGCCTCTCTCATGATAGTTTAGTCAACCATTATAAGACTAACTTTGCGATGATGCAACATCACAAATATAGTCTGACTGAACTAGACAATATGTTACCTTGGGAGAGGGAGATTTATGTTTCACTCTTACAAGAGTGGATAAAGGAAGAGAACGAACGAATTAAAAGAGAGAATCAAAGGAGAACGTAGTGGGCGAAGAAGAAATTAAGGCGAGTGGTCATCACCCAGCAGATACAAATGGTGACGGCAAAGTAAGTCGAAAAGAACAAGAAATGTATATGGAGTTTAAAAGAAAAGAACTCGAAGACGCAGATGCAATGCGAGATGCACAAAGACAAATGGCGTGGTATTCACTATACGGAATGTTACTATATCCAGTATTGGTAATAGGTTCTAATGTAGTCGGTTATGAAAAGGCCGCAGACATCTTAGGAGATATGGCAGGAGTATATTTCATTGCTGTTGCGGGTATCGTTGCTGCATTCTTTGGTGCACAAGCATGGACTAAGAAATGATAGAGCTTTTATTTTTAGTGGCTATTATGTTGTTACCTATAATAACAGGTGCGTACACGTTTTATAAGTCGTATAAATTAGTGGAAGGGAGAGAATAGAAATGGCAGATAATCCTAAACCAGCAGAAGATAACCAATTATCAGGTTTTGCAAAACTGGCAGATGCCCTTAAAGAACAAAACGAGACTTCTAAAACCATAGACGAGAATCGCATCTTTGCCGAGAAGATTCAGAGTCAGCTTCTTGATGATTCTATAAAATTATCCCAAGACCAAAGAGACGAATTAATCCAATTACAAGAAATTTTAACTGGTAATGAATTAAAGACCTTAGAAGAAAAGAAAGAAGCTAAAGCCATTGCAGAACAAACTCTAGAGGCCCTTGAAGGGATATTAGAAAATACAGAAGACCTAGGTAAGATAGGTGGTCCCGTAGAAGCCGCATCACTAGCTTTATTATCAATACCTGGTGCTCTTATAGGCCTCGCGGCTGGATTTGTTGCAGGTGTTTCAGGATCATTACTTACATTGGCAAAAAATATAGGAAAGGGTTTACTCCGAGGAGTAAAGGCAATCACTAGTAGCCTTCTTTCTGCAGTCAGGTCACTTGCATCAGGTATATTTAAGATTGTTAATAAGGCAACAGGTGGACTGGCAGGACAATTTGTAAATAGCGCCAGAACCTTTTTCACCAATTTATTTACAAACGTATCAGCTCGATTTGCTAAAATTGTAGATAGTGTCAGAGATACATTCAAGACCGTTTCAGTTGCAGTTAAAAATGCCAGGTCTGCATTTGCTGCAGGATTTGCAGGACTTGCAATATTCAGAAAAACAACAGGTCAGTTTGGTAAACTTGGATTCTTTGGTAAGCTGGGGCAGTTATTCGGAACTCTTGCAAAACCTTTTCAGGCAATAGGAACTCTTATTACGAATTTAAAGAATTTTATATTACAGCCACTAAGAACACTTGCAAAACCTTTTATGGATTTAAAGAAATTAATACCAACTGGTGGTGGGTTTAGTAAAACTCTTAAACCTATAACAGATGCATTTAAAAGAATTTTAAGTGTATTAAAATCAGTGGGCAGTATCTTCTTTAAAATTGGCCAATTTCTAGGAAGACTATTTGTACCAGTTGTCGCAATATTCACAACAATTAAAAATATATTTAAGGGGTTAAGCGAAGGCGAGGGGTTCTTGGATACCATAGGAATAATACTTGGTGGTACGCTAAGTGATTTATTTAAATTCTTTGTTACAGACTTACTGGACTTGTTAAGAAAGGCATTTGCATTCATTGCTAGTAAATTAGGCTTTGAGAATGCTGCAGAGTTTTTATCAAGTTTTTCCTTTGAAGAAATATTTTCAAATTTATTCACTACAATAAAGGATAGTGTATTATCGTTTGTTGATACGATTATGGAAACGGTAAAGAATATTGACTTTATGGCCGAGGTACAAAATCTTGGCTTAAACATATTAAAGATAATGAAGAAAATATTAATGTTCCCATCTGCTGTAGCGGCAGGAGCCGTGGCGGCAATATCGGCCGCATTCCCAGGAGGTCAAACCCCAGGCGAAGCATTTATGGAAGGCTTCAATAAGGTCTTTACAGCTGGTGATGATGCTATAGATGCGATGAAGGTGCAAGGTGATGGTAGTATGGAAAATGGATCTGAAATACAAACCACTTCAGCTGAGAACGAACTGGCTAGAACAACTCAAACTCCATTACAGGCAGCTGCACAAAATATTCTTTCAAGTCAAGATAATAGTACAAAGTCGAATACATTTATTGCTCAAAAACCTGCCACTCCGGATAGAACATCCATGGGATTAAGTACCAGATAAAAAGAAAGGGCCCGAAGGCCCTTTCAGTCTGTTTCTTAATACTAAGCAACCCATTTAACGCCACGATAAATACCGCTTTGTCTTTTAGGCGACTTTTCTTGGTCTACACTTACCCACTTAACACCTCGATACACACCACTTTGAGTGGGAGTAACCTTAGTATTTTTTTGGGGAGTATAGTTAACACCTCGATAATGAGCCATAACATCCTCCTTTGTATTAAAGGTTAAGATGCGTTCCTTCAGGCCAATCCTTACTTCCGTCCCGAACGGGATGAACGTATTATTATTTATACAAAAAAAAGGGACGACCTCAGCCGTCCCTTAAAAACCGTATTATTGTTATTACGTAGGTTTTTTAACTCTCTTTTGCAAGTTTAGCAAAGTATGATAAGGTTTCATCCTCATCAACTGGTCCACTATCTTCTGTTGGTGTTTCAACCACAGGAGATACAACTTGCTTGATTTCTGGAGCCTCCATCACATCTGAAACAGATGGTTCGGGAGCCATTACCCCAGCATCTACACCTAAAACCTTATTCATTTTGGATTTTAACTCATTATATGATTTGTAGTTTTTAGGATCAAGAAAGTCCTGTAGTGAGTACAGTTTATTATAGACCTCTTCAAGTCTTGATTCATCACCAGAATAGAGAGCAGATTGTGTTGCAAACTCTGACTTATCATAGTTTACCCAACCTTCTACTTTTCTAATTTTGATTTTGAAGTCGGCACCTTCCCAGAAGTCATAAGGGTTAATTGGTTCTTCATCTTCGAATGCAGGTTGCATTGATTCCATAATCTTATCAAAGATTTTTTTACCAAACTTATAAAGGAAAACCTTTCCTTCGTTCTCTGGGTTAGAGGGATCAGAAACAACCAGAACATTACTTACATAATGTAGCCTTCTTTTTCTTTCCCTTGCAATAGCTTTATCCTCATCACGACCAGAGTTCCATAGTACAGAGTTCATCTCTGATACTGGATCGTCTTGCCCTATAGAAGTTAAAGAGTTCTCGATATACCATAAACCAGTAGGTCCTTTAAAACCATGGTCCCAATATCTTACCCAAGGTAGGTCTTCACCTTCCTGCGCGGGCAAAAATCGGACTACGGCATAACCGTTTCCTGCTTTGTCTCTGGTAGGTTTCCAGAATCTGTCGTCCGCGTAGGAATTAGATTCTGTTTTAGTGGATACTGCTTCTGCAGCCTTAACGAGTTTGTCGATAGACGAGCCTCGTGTGCTCTTTAGATTTGCAAATGACATTGTATTTCTCCGTTGTATATGCATTGTATTACGGCATTATTGCCGTTTCTGTAGTATTTCACTTTATTCATAGTATAGGTTATATTATAATTCATTTAAACGCATTTGTCAACAACTTTGTGCATTTATTTTTACTATAATTCACAAAGGGTGTGTACTTCTCGATCAATCTTTTCACATCAGGCCATATAATGGTATCTGATATTTTTTTAGATTCACGAGGTATAAACCCTAATATGGAATTCAGAATAACAATAGTTTCTAAACTAATTTCCTCTTGCATCCATAACTTAATAACCAATGGCAGTTGTCCATTATCACTTTCAAATAATTTATCGAACTCCTGTTCTTGGTCATTTAGTTTATTTATATCAATTGAAAACACACGATGTATGCTCTCTTGAATTCTTTTAAAATCTAGATAGTTCTTTTCGGCCTCTTCATCCATCATATCACCAACATACTTTTCTGTATTTTTAAATTGTGATATATAGAACTCTTTTAGATTCTTGTCATACTTCTTGGCCAACTTGGCAAAGAAATATTTATCCTTTCTCTTAAAGAACGAGGACGGCGTTACATTAGACTTATAATTATACTTCACAGCATCATAGCTGTCTGTCTCGAAGTGTAGCTTGAGTGCATTGTATAACTTATAAGAGTCAAAGGGATCTATCATATTGGTAGCGTATTCTTCTTCTTTTGTCTTAATAAATTTAGATTAGTGGCCTCGGCCTCTATTTTTTGTTTTAAGGAATCGGAAAGAAGTCTATTCAGACTTCTAAAATCCATTCCTCGTTCTTCGATTATATAAGCCGCAGCCTCAATATAAGATACGCCTTTACTTTCACTGACTAGTTTTTCTACTGCCGCAGAAAATCTTTTTCGGGTCATTATTTTAGTTTCTATCATATTTTCATTATACTACCCTTAATAAGATACAGTCTTTATTGATACGACCTGTTGGGGAGTTTATTTTAGTGGTTAATTTATCCCAAACTCTTTTTTCAATTTGTTTAGGGGTAAGATTCAATATTTCTGGAAGTATATCCTCTGGTTTTCTGAGCCTTGTCGTCTTAGATAAATTAGGTTCAAAATTCTTAATAGAAGTGCCTCCAACCTCAAAGCCCTTCGTAGAGGTCGTTACATACTGTGTCAACACTCTTTGTTTAGTGTTATATACAAATAACATTTCTTTACCAGGGATTAGAACAGGATTGATTGAGGTAACTTTTGCATCAATGTCCTCCTGTTTATATTGTAGGTGTGCAACTTGTGCATCTGATGCCTTAGGTTTTTTGGTTCTAGGCATACGAACCGCTTTGAAACTATCTTTCAGTTTATCTAGGTCTGTGAAGATTGTTTCCATTGTCTTTAACATTTTCTTTTGATTACGTCTTGTGATATGGGAATATGCCTCCACGGCTTGGTCACAATTATTGTTGTAAGCGTCAGAAACAATATCATATTCAAATTGGACTTTTTCTCTGAACGCATTAATTACGTTACCTTTAAGTCCATGAAGTTTCCATATTTCATATATGTTAAAGTCTGGTTTAAAGTTTCCATCCATCCATTCATCAATAACTTTGTCATCCCAATCGGCATGAACAGTTTCTATCATGTTATTATATGCCCTTTGTGCAGGACTGATTGGTGGTGGTGCGGCTTTCTTTTCAGCCGTCTTTGTTTTAAGTACCTCTTTTCCTTGTTCAACCTTTTCAAGTAATGATTTTAATACTCTATCGTGCCATTCTTGTGGGTGAATATATCCACGAAAGTGTAAACGAGATATTGCACTTGCGCCTTGATTAATTTTATAATCGGGTAATGCCTTAATTGCCTGAATTTGTTTCTTGTCAAACCCATGGACTTCTTCAGCATACCTAATTACGAATGGGACATAATCTTTTGGCTTATAGAAATAATTATACCATTGAGATCCTTTCATCCATTCGCGGCCTGGTTTTACCAGTTCTTCTTTAGGTTGAGGACTATCTTCATCCCACCAAGGTTCTTGACCTAAATACTTGTCTTCGATAGTAACTCGATTTTTACGACCTTTAATTCTTTTCTTTTCTAATGCTTTACTAACCATATTAACTCCTCATTGATATAGGTATATTATACCACGCATTTATCCAAAAGTAAACCCCCTGACGGCATTCATGATAAGGAGTTGAAGGG